ATCTCTCACGGGGAACGTGATGATTTCGATGGGTTGTAGCTCCCGTTTAAATGCGGAGATCGAAAAGGCAACCGAGGCTATCTATGCCAGACACGGGATATTCTCCATTAACGAGGAGGTTGTTAGAGCGCTAGAGCTTTCAACTGCAAAGGTACAGCTAAAAGGGGAAGTTAACGCTACAACAGTGCAACAAACTTCTTCTCGGCTCTGGGTAGCAATTTCCACGTTTCAAATTGACTGTTTTATTGGGTTATGAATTTATTTTTTCATCCAATCAGCCAGTCCTTCTCGGTAAGTTTTAGCAAACGCATAGCATACCGCATCGGCTAAGTTAGGCGATCGCCCGATAATACTCTTAATATCATCTTTTTTTGTAATCATTATTGTTTTTCCAGACTCCCACCACCGGAAGGCACAGAGTTCTTCTTTTAATTGATCGTCAGGAGGTAAACAGATCGGGATTTGATTCTTGGGGTCTAATAAGTCTCGCAGATTCCAGTACCAATAAGTCCGCATATTAGCAAAAGTCAAGAGTCCGCTTTTGTCTTTCAAATACTCGCCGTTTCCATCCTTCGCGGCTTCACTTCCTTTCAAGGGAATAACGTGCATTTTCATCCCTCGACAGGTATCGTGAACCGCAGCACCCACCCCAATTACGTCAATTTGTACCTTTACCCCAGCGTTCGCCATACAGGAGGCAATCTGCTGCGCGACAATATTGCTGTCTGGGGTCTGGCTTCCATCAAACTCCCTGAGTCTGTCAAGCCAGTTATCCCATCGCAGAGCTAACACTGTCTTATCTATCCCACCCCGCGCCACATCCACACCAATATGGGACATTTTTAAGGTTTGAGGATAGTCAACCCATCGTTGCATCGCCAAAGTGACCCAATCCCCAGGAATAACTTGATAGGGGTCTGATTCTGGCTCGATGGTCATGTCGCCATAGAGAAGCTGCGATCGCAAAGGTTCAGGAAGGGACTGAAGTACCCCTCTATACCCAGATTCTCTTAGGAATGGGTTATCGTCTAGGGTTGCTCTGATAAATGTACGGCTTCGGGGCTCTAACTCTTCATTTCCTACCTTGACTTTTCGTGGTTTGGGCCAATAAATTTTATTGTTAACAATAACTTTGTCGGGAGACTCGCACTCGATTTCTTTTCCGTCAACTGTAATATAAAAATCTTTAACGTCAATTTCTTGATCCTTGCCTCCCACCCCAATAAACCATCGCAGTTCCCCTGGTTCCGCCATTGGTCTTCCGGTCTGTTGCTCATATTTGGGGTCAAGCCAAGGGGCTAAATAGGAAATAACCCACCGTCCGCTAAACTGGCTTGGAGGGTTAAACGTAAACAAAACCCTACACTTTTGATGAGGGTCGGGACTTCTACACCAACCTGTTAAGAATAAAAACTGATCAAGAGAAAATTCTGTTACCTCGTCAATTGCCTTTAGATCATGTTCAATCCCCCGCCAATTTTCGATATCTTTATCATATTGAGCCGCCCCAAACTCTAAAGTTCTCCCCCCTGGAACTCTTCGCCAAATTTTCTCATTACTGTTATAACTTGCTCCACTTCCTCTTAATAACTTCTTTGACTTTTCAATAACATCTTTTAATCGGGGATATTCCCGTCTAAACACAATTGATCGTTTGTGCTGAGTAACAGCCAAAATCTTAATAATAGCCGTCTTTCCCCCACCTGCTGATCCCCCAAAACCCACGATATCAGCCGGGGTAGTTAACGCCATTCTTTGAGGATCGCTTCGAGGTTCCCAAGGTTTCCAGGTTTCTTTAGAATCCTTACCAATTCCTAATTTGTCCAATACAGAAGGCATTTTACTTTTTACCATCGTCTTTTCGCCCTGTATAACCTATTCTGATTTTGATTTTTACTGAACTTTTCGGAACTCCCCTTGTTTGACGGTTGACAACAATTCGTTCCATATTAAAACTCCGCAGGGACTTTGATTCCTAAGTTAGTTAACCAATTATAAAGCCTGGATTTATCCTTAACAAAATCATCGTCTAAAGCTTCAGACTCAAGGTTTTCATCCCCTCCCCTCGTTTCTCCTCTAGCTGACTCCTCAGCTTGCTTTAATCTATCATTGGCTTGCTTGCAAAGTTTAGCTAATTCATCAAGGGAATAATGATTTTCAAGCCCTCCTATCTTAAAGATCAAAATAGCGTCTGTAATTATATCGAGGTTCTGATCTCCGGTGGTGATAATCGGTTCAGAGGTTTGACCCTCTGATATTTCTTCCTTGGGGTAGGCATATCCCAAAAGTTGCTCTAAAAAACTTAACCCAGGAATCAACTGTCCTTTGTATTCAATAGGTTCAGTCGCAATAAAAAAATTATGACGGGAAGATTGAGTTAATAATTCAGGATTGACATCAAAGAAAACCCCTATTTTCTGATAATAAAGTTTAAGGATGGGGTACATTTTAGAGTCTATTTCTTCTGGCCAGATGTGAACCCCTGAGATCATTCGCCTCAATTCTTGGTGATAGGCTGAAACCTTCCTTGATTGCTGAATAGATAGCGGGAATACAATGGTAAAATCCCCATTTTGATAATCTAAACGAAAGTGCATTAAAGCCTCTCCTCTAGGCTGTCCTGCCAGTTTACAAATTTAATTTTATTCCCAAATAACGGCTCAAATTCACACCGCCTCAATTCGAGATATTTCCATCTTCTATCTTGTGGATTCCCTTCTTTGAAGACAATATGAGCGTCTAGCTTGTCAATTCCTTCTACTAACTCCTGAGTTGCCTGTTGGTAAATTATCGGGATTCTAACCTTGATCGTTTGTCCTGATAAGTTAGGAGAGGATAAAACCCTCCCTCCTTCAAAAACAATAATTTGTGAGTGACTTGTTATTTTCTCTACCACCTCAACAGTTAAAGCATTTTTATTATCAGATTGAGGGAAGTAATAGGCGATCGCATCATCTGGCTTAGGGATTTTAATATCATATTTTGAGGCATTCCCAGGAAGAGAAAGTTGCCCACCATCTCCTGAAACCCTAGCCTCTAAGACGGCATAATCTCGATATTCAGGGATTACCTCCCATTTTTTATGACGACAAAGTGCAGAGATTAAGGGATGCTTGGCAAACTTAATCTCTAATTTTTCCGAGTCTAATTTAATAGAAGAAGGTAACACCAAATCAGGAGGGACGTAAAGCTCCCCTCCCGATTCCCTAACCCATGCTCGACAAGCCTTAAGCATTATTTCAATTTCCGATAAGCAAGGAAATTAAGCATTTGCCAAAGCAGCTAAAGCTTCCATACTTTGAGGGTGATTGCTTCTGGCTTCTGGATTATTTCTAACGACTCCAGCAGGGTTGGCTCCGTCATAGAAGACGCTTTGATTGACAGCCACTAAATTTCTCCCCCCGGATGGGATTTCGTAATACGTCTTAATCTCAGCAACCTTCCGCATTTTTGCGGTTCCCGACGCGGCGGTTGTTTGGGCGACAACAATATTACTAGGCGTGGTAGACCCACCTACATCGTAAGTAATTGTTACCCCAGGTAAGTCAGAAGTAAGGGTTAAAACATTGGCCACTGCCGTTCCTGAAACCAAAGCAGATGCAGAAGGAACTCCATTAATCTCCTCTAAAAGTCTTGCTGCAATTGTGGTCGCAGTATCACCTGACCTTTGGGTGTAGGAGATAATAGCCGAGTCATCCCCGGCAGTGACTCCTATCAGGTAGTCATCCCCTGTACTCCCTGCTGTGATGGTCATGGTATTTACTTGGGACACCGCACCACCAAAATCTGCCCAGGCTTCTAACACATCCTTTACCACCCCTCCTTCAGTAATTTGTGTCCGTACCCTTTTAAAAGGGATTGTCACCGTCAGGTCGGGTTGGGATGCAGGATAACTAATTGAGCTAATAGAAGAAGTCATTGGTTTTGAGATTAATAACTTATTAACAATATTATGCTTTATTATGCCTTAAAATCAAAGATAATTCCGCAAAAAAAATACCAATAACTTTATATAAAAATGACCGCCCAATCATCCGAGACAACAAATAAAGAAACCACCACAGAGATTGTGAATCGTTATAGAGAAGACTCTCGTGTCATGATGCAAGCGTTAGCGGAGAGTGCTGATGCAAGTTCGATGCGAAACCCTCTCCCTATAACCGGAAGAATCCAGCCTTTCTCTCAACAGCAAGTAGAAAGCTGTTTAGCAGACGCGATCTTAAAACGAATTGCATGGAGCCTCCCATCTTCGTCAACTCAAAAGATGTGGCAGTTATCCTTGGGAGATGATTTTTCTAGTAAGACGGGTTCTAAATTAGTCCGCGATTACTACGCTTATCACGAAAGATTGAAAACCATATCACAATTTAGAAAAGCCTTACAGTTCTCTCGCTCTCATGGTGGGACAGTTATTATTCTCAAGATTAACGATGGAAGACATTATTCCGAACCTGTTGATGAAGGCAAGATTAAATCAATCTCTGGGTTAATCGTTCGTCACCGATGGCAAGTTGCTCCTTCGGTGAGAACGGCTGCTAGTATATTTGACCTTGATGACATTGAACATTATGAAATCTTAACAATTGACCAACAAATAAAACAAAAATTACTATTTAACGGAACAAATTCCAAGCAGGATGATCGCCTGATCCATCGGTCAAGAATCCTCCGGTTTAATGGAGCATTAATGCCTGATGATTGGATGATTTCCTATAACAATGGATGGGGATTGAGTGTCTTTGACGAGGTTTGGAAATATTATAAAAACTATACGAATGGACTCAATGCAGTAGGCGAATTAATTAAAACCCAATCAGTTCTACAGCATTCTTTTGAAGGACTACGGGAACTGATGATGGCATCTGATGAAGAAAGTATCGCAGCTATTAAGCAAACCATGAAATCAATCCGACTAATGTTTGATCTATATGGCATGGTTCTCCACGACTCCCGTGAACAATTCAACTGGAATGCCCGCCCCGTCGTCGGGATGGATTCACTTGTGCAAGTACAGAAGGATGGGGTAACAGGAGCCTCTGGGATGCCTCACACAATAGTTTGGGGAGAAAGCCCTGGGGGTTTGGGGCGTGATGGCAAGGAAACCCAAATCAACTATGCTAACTCGGTGGCAGAGTACCAAGGAGAGAGCTTAGATCCTAACGCAGCTATTCTTGATCGTTATATCTTCTTGGCTAAAGATGGCCCCACAAAAGGCAAAATCCCCGACAACTACCAAAGGCAGTACCCTTCTATTTTGAGAATGACCATCGAGGATCTCCGCTCTGGACGCTCATCTGATATTCAGGCATTGGCTTCAGGTATTCAAGCCGGATTCATCACGACAGATGAAGCTCGGACAGTGCCTTCTAACTCCGGTTGGTGGCCAGAGCTTAACCTTGATCAAAAAGCATGGGAAGAAGCCAAGAAAAAAGCAGAAGAACAAGCAAACTCCCTTGGTGGTTTTGATATGGGAGCATTAGGAGGAGAGGAAGCTGCCCCACCCACTGAAGAACCCGTCGAAGAAGAATCTATAACTCAAATGGACAGTGCTGTTTACACCCCGATAAAGCGGGTTCTTAATTGGCACGGGTTATCAATTGGGGTCACTCACGACAAAGGGGATCTTCGCTATAACAAAACGATGAAGGTAGGGTATGGGCATATTAGACGCAGCTATGGACACGCAGAGGACGCGAAAGCAATCGACGTTTATATCAAAAATCCAAACTCACCTAGTCTCTGGAAGGTTCGGCAACTCAACACAACAACAGGGGAACTTGACGAAATAAAGTATTTCTTGGGTTTTGATTCCCCCAAAGAAGTGCGCGATTGCTATTACTATCATGCCGGATTAGATCGTTTTGGAGGAGTGGAGAAGTGCGATCCTACGGAATTAAACCAATATCGCCAAGATACAGAAGAATTGGAGGGAGTTAATGAAGTTTATCAAAATAAAATATTAACAGATGTAGCAAATAGAATCAATCAACAAACTCAATTAGATTAATTTTAAATTAATTGGTTTTTGAATGCAACTTAGTCAACCCATTTTATTTCACTAGGGTTGGCTAAGTTGTCTAAACTGTTACATCAAATCTTTGTCAGTTCCTAATTTACGCAGCCCGTAAATCTATGTATAGGTTAAGGTAGTTTGGCAACAATTGGCACTTCGGACAGCGCCGATCAAATCAAACGTTGCACGGTGTTTTTTGAATAGGTTTAGCGATCGCCATTTATCGAGATTTGTGGCTTTGGGACTATTTGCTTAATACAGAATCCATTCGGAAGGACTATTTATCTCTCCCGTTTCAGGAGGCCCTTGGAAATTTTCTTAAAATCCCCGTCTTTTTATATAGAGAAATCGGTATCCAATGCAGGTCAATAGAATAGCCTCAAAATGGCTTGATATGTAAGGATTTGACAGAAGGACACCCCAGACCCACTGCAACGGTCTGTCTCCCGCCTATTCACCAAGAAATCGATACAATAAAAAAGGTGTGATTTTCTTATATAGAAATTATTTTATAAAGTCCCGTTGATGTATAAGAATTTAACCTTAAAATTATAGTGATAACTTCTGATCAGAAGGGTTTCATCATGCCAATTCCTGTTAGTTTTTTCAATCTTACAAGAGCCGGAAAGGTTTACGCCTTCAAGCCTGAAGACATCTCGTTTGGGGACGACGACACTCTTGAGGTTAAATTAAATCAAGGGGGAGATATAGCGGTCATCCCTCTTGTAAAAAAATCCGTGACATTAACAATTCAGGGTGCTGTTGACACTGATCTTGATACGTTTGAAACCGAGAGAACCCAAAATATCCAAGACTTAATTGACAATCAGCCGGTTGGCGCAAACATGGCTTTTGCAAACTATATTATTTACAGTGCTTACTTGCGAAAAGTAACCCCCACTGCCCCAATTACCGTGTCAGGGAAAACCCTGTTTGACACTATCGAACTCGAATACGTGTCCCGTGCTTACGTTTAAGCTCTATTAATTGCCTTAGTTCAAATGGGCTGAGGCAATGAATTCATAAAAATAAAGGATTTAATATGCCACCAACAGAAAACCAGGTAAAGTTAGCAATTTCTCAAGTTCTGTCAATGCCGTCTGCTTACAACTCTCCTCTTTCCGTTTTAGATTTTAGGATTAACGAGAAAGGGATAATAACAGGAAGATTTAGAGACGCAAGCCGACCCCGTGTATTCAGTTTTGAGATTGCAGATGACGGAATAACCTTTAGTCCCTTTGTCCCTGGAAGGCTGGATAGCTTGGATATTGAGGAATGGGAGAAATTCTCAGAGGGTTATTCTTTCAGGCTTGATGCCATCAGAAAAAACAGAACAGACAAACCCAAGTGTAAAGATGGGGTATCTTATCCTTGTGGCAAGTCTTGTATTAGCCTTAAGAAACAATGCAAAACAAACGCTAAAGATCCCGTTTCTACTCAGAAAAAAAAAGCAATTAAAAGCGGTTATTAGCGAGTTTAAAGCTAGTGATAAAACCGAAAAAATAGAAACCAGTAAAGCCAAAACCAGTAAATCTAAGATTAAAGTACCTGATATTGAGGAGCCTATCGAGATTGGTGAATATACTGAGCCTCTAGTGACTCCGAAAATCAATTCACCTAAAAAGGGTTTTCAACCCAAGACCTATTCGGACGAAGGGAAGCTAATGAGCTATCCCCTAAGAGACGTTGCAGCCACAAAGGATCTGTCAGGGAGAGATGATGAAATAGCTAAAGCAGTGGATCTAATAAAACAATCTGGGAGAAATTGGATTCCCGTTTTTGTTCGGGAAGTTAAACCTTACGAATACGAAGTCGTAGGAAATCATTTGGTTCATGCTGCTGCAAAAAAAGCGGGATTAGATCGAATTTGGGCTATTACTGTTGATTCAGATCCGAACACCCTTAAGCAAATTGAATTGTTAACAAAAGGCGGTTAATTTATGCAAAATTTAAAATTCCATTCCAATAGACTTGACGCTGCGCCCACCGAAGTACAGATGAAACTAGCGATCGCCCAAGCACATCTCAATATTAGCAAAAGTGAACTTAATTAAGCAAAAACAAAGTACAATAGACTCATCGCATTAAAAAGGAAAATCAATTATGAAAGCTAAAAAAACTGCTGTTGAAGGACAAAAGAAAATAAAAACCGTTCCCCCTGCTGTTGTAGCTGAAGATGAGGATACTTTAGGAGAAGGGGAGACATTGCAGGAATTTGACAAGAGAATGGAGAAAAAATATCCAAAAAGAAGTTATGACGATTTGACAGAAGATGAAAAACGCGAACGTGCCAAGCGTTTTGTAGCTCAAGGGCTGGAAGACTGGTAAGTTTGCAATCCGCACCCGTACAGAAAGATTTAACTCTCGAAAACAATGGTCACCTTAAACCGTCGAAATCTCCTTCGCTTTGACGCTGCTCCTACGGAAGTGCAGATGAAACTTGGCATTTCTCAAGTTTTGTCCCTTCCGTTCGCTTATAACGCCCCTGTGATTGTTCTGGATTTTGAAGTAGGCAATAAAAACATCATCAAAGGACGGTTTAAAGACGCAAGCCGACCCCGTGTATTTGAGTTTGAGATTGGGGATAGTGTTTCGTTTAAGCCGTTCACCTGGAAACGAACGGATAGCGACGTTGACCCGATGGCGTGGGAAGACTTCTCTAAAGGGTACACCTATCGGTATGACGCAGTTAAAACCAAGAGGAAGGAAAAACCTAAGTGTGGCAATACCTCCTATAACTGCGGGAAGGCTTGTATTAGCTTAAATAAGAACTGCAAGTCAGACCCCCCTGATAAACCTTCCCAGGAAAAGCTGGACAAAGTTAAAGCTATGGCGGGAGGGTTTAAGGAGGCTCAGGATGATCCGGCTAAGAGACAGGAGAATAACAAGCTGACACCGAAACCAGCAGGAAAGTGGGATGATGCTGCTTCTCGGTTGGGGGCGGATCAAGTCTTGTCTTCAGGAATAGCAGAAGCAGACCCCAGTAAAATCCAGGTTGACCCCAAAAGATTTCAATACAAGATCATTGGCGAACAAACCAAGTCGGGAGAAGTCGGGAGTTTGTCGGGAGTTAAAACGTGGGATTCTAACCTGGGTGGCATCCTTCAAGTTTGGCAAGATCCCAAAGATGGCGGTGTTTATGTCGTGAACGGTCACAACCGACTTGCATTAGCTAAAAAACTAAATGCTGAATCTGTCACTGTAAAATTAATTGATGCTAAATCTCCAGAAGAAGCCCGTGCTATTGGTGCGTTAACAAATATCGCAGAAGGTCGAGGCAATGCTCAGGATGCAGCTAAATTCTTTAGAGATTCTGGTTTAACAAAACAAGACCTAGAGAAAAAAGGCGTACCCATGAGGGAGAAAATAGCTGAGGACGGGCTGGCTTTAGCTAGTCTAAGTGACTCTCTATTTAATAGAGTGGTACAGGGTCAAATCCCCGAACAAAGGGCTGTTGTAATTGGTTCTAAAATTAAAGATCACCGCCAACAACAAGACTTACTAGAGTTAGTGGAAAAAGAAGAGAAAAAAGGCAAAAAGATCACTAATGACACCATAGAGGAATTGTCTGATATGGTAACAAATGCCCCAACAGTAACCGAATCTCAGGGTGGCTTATTTGATTTGTTGGGATTTTCCCCTGAATCTCGCTCTTTGGCTATTGAAAAAGCCCAGATTCAATCTGCTATAAAAAGACAGTTGCAAAGGGAAAAGCGTTTATTCTCAACTGTTGGGAAGTCAAAAGCTGCCTCAGATTTAGCCAAAGCAGGAAATAAAATCAACGTAGAGGAGTCAAGTGAAATTGCTGATATTGCAGAAAAAGCACTAGGGGCATTTGATCAAGAAAAAATGCTAACAGGAAAAGTCTCGACACTTTTGAATCAAGCAGCAGAAAAATTAGCCAATAATCAAAAAGGTTCTGCTAAAATAATAAAAGAAGTATATGAACAGGTACTAGATGAACTACAAAAAACTTACCGATTTGGAAAAAAACCGAGTTCTTGATGAGGTTGTAGCGTATAATCGTCTACTTGAAGACAAGAATCGGTTAGCTACCCAAAAGACAGAAAACAGTCAAAAGTCAAAACAATATTAAAAGAGGGTTTTGAAGGTGTTAACCTAATTCCTGATTTAATTTATGTTACGATATTATAATGACGACTCAATTAAAATGCTTAACTTTTAATTGAGTCTGACCACAAAATACTTACATGGAGTAAATTATGGCTAGTACAAGTTTATCAAATTTTGAGTCCAATAATCAATCAATTATTAGTCACGACGTTAATGGGCTGACCGTTGGACAACAGGAGTCTAATGGGTATATCAACGCAACTCGATTGGCTCAAGCGCACAAACAGTTAACAGGACAATCCCGTCGAGTCCACGAATGGTTGTCCAACAAAAGAACAAAGGAGTCTTTAGATCACCTGTCTTCAAAGTTGGGAATTCCCGTAAATCAGTTATATCAGGTGTTTCAGGGTTCTCCTGAAAACGGTGGGGGAACTTGGTTGCATCCAAAACTTGCAACTCGGTTTGCTATCTGGCTGTCTGATGACTTTGGCTTAATGGTTGAGGAATGGGTTCACGAATGGTCAACGAATCCAAAACAGCATTCACAGCCTAAATTACCTCAGACTTATGCCGAAGCACTCCTAGAGGCTGGACGGTTAGCGTTAGAGTTAGAAAAATTAGAAGCCGAAAAAGCCTTGCTTGAACAGGAAAATAGCGAACTCTCTAAAAACCTCGATGAGTTATTCGATTATTCTTCCATCGTTCGGATCGCTAAGTTCAATCAAGTCTCAGAAAAAATCTTTAATTGGCGATCGCTCAAGGCTATGAGCATTAAGATGGGCAAGGAAATCAAAAAAGTGCCATGTCCCAGATTTGAGACAAAAAGTCTGTATTCCCATGATGTTTGGCGTGTTACCTATCCTGAAATGAAGCTACCGGAAACCACAACGTTAGTTATTAGTCGAGGGTAATTAAAGCGACAAAGGGAGGTGTTAAAATCTCCCTTCCTTTCACTATATTAAAATTGGATATATTCCCTTATTGAAACTATGCTATCCCTAAAATTCAACGCTAATCAATCCAGAAATTATCTCAACGAACTAATTAAAAAAGTTCAGAACTTAACCCCTGCCTTGCATGAAATTGGACAGTTAATGGTTGCCTCTACCGATGAGAACTTCCAGAAGGAACAAAATCCCTACGGAGAAAAATGGGAACATTTAGCCCCATCAACCCTCAAATACAAGGCAAGTCGAGGTTTTATTATGCAAATATTACAACGCCAAGGATTGCTACGATCTTCTATTCGGTATCGGATTGAAAAAGGAAGGGTTGAGGTAGGGACTCCATTGCCTTATGGCTCCTATTTACAAGAAGGCACTAAGAAAATGCCTAAACGTCAATTTTTAGGAGTAAGTCAACGGAATCGTCGGGAGATTATCGCTATTCTAAAGGGTTCTCTTCGTTGATCTCGACAAGTTTATCAATAAGACCTGGGTTGATTTCTTGAGGGATTTCTTGCTCAATAATCTTTAAAGTTTCCTTAGTCCAAGCAAGGATCAATCG